GCGCTAGCCGAAGTCAAGAAGTGCTGCCCCAGCTTTTTCACACGGAAGTAATAATAAATGGCCGGTTGTATGATGGATGCAGGTAAGCGCCGTACTCGTCGTACCAAGTGGGAGAAGAAGCATGGTCCGGGTATTGGCGATCTGAAAGAGGGTAAGCTCGTAAAAGTAGGGTATGCTGCCACCAAAAGCAAGACAGCTCGTCATGGTGCGCTAAAGAAGGCCGTTAAGCGGTATGGTGCTCTCTCGACGTTCCGCAAGCTTAATGCGGTTGCTACGTACACCAAGCGCTCATCAAAAGGGCGATCAAAGACATTCAAGACCGACCGCAACTGGGTAAAGAAAACCTTTATGTAGTATAAATGAATATCGTTAGCCCGATCATTTCGGCTGTGCTGTTTGTAGCCTTTCTTCCCGGCGTGCTGGTGACGCTACCTTCTAAGTCTGCGCCTCGTACCCAGATCATTATTGTCCACGCCATTCTATTTATGGTCGTCACTACCCTTGTGATGCGATACTACTGGATCAATATCAAGGGCTACATTGAGTCCTTCGGTAACTTTGGACCAGTGTGCCCCAACGGATTTGTAGAGCAGGGCAATGAGTGTGTTCCTACTGGAAGACCGACCTACAATCCTGGCGCCGGAGTAGTTCCTACTCCCACGGAAAGCTCTCCCTAAATAGTAATGGAGACGTTTCGCGGAAAACGTTTAATAATACCCAAATCAAGAAACTGGGAAATCAATGACCTGACCGACAAGTATTCCTTAAAGCAAAGGTTGTCTTGCCGTTTTGGAGATAATCCCGTTCCACTCGATGTGTGGAAAGAAAATCCCGATCTAAACCTTGTCCAACTTCAAAAGAAGGTTAAGGTGTGTACTTTGTACCCTTACGAAGTAGGCATGAAAGTCTTGAGTATGTTTAAGCCAAAAAGGTGGCTAGATCCTACCGCCGGATGGGGAGATAGGTTACGGTGTGCGATTGATTACGGGTGCGAGTACCTGGGCGTAGATTCTAACTCAAGTATGCAATCGGCATACAAAGCTATCATTAAAGATGCTGGTGCAGATCCAGATAAGTATCGCGTAAAAGACGGTAAGTTCCAGAATGTCCGGATCTCGGGAAAGTACGACCTAGTATTTACCAGTCCGCCATTCTACACGATTGAAAAGTACGATAAGATGGTAGGATGGGAATCGGTAGATGATTTCATGAAAGAGTTTATGATTCCGCTCTTTAAGAAATCAGTAAAGCACCTTGAAGATGGAGGACATATTGTGCTTTATATTGAAGACCGACCCAGTGCGCCCTTCATTCAGATAATGAAAGATCACGTTGAAGACGTTCATCCGGAATTGAAGTACGAAGGGGCTTTTTATTATGAGGGGTACGGCAAGAGTCCACGACCTTACTACGTTTGGAAATTAGAGTAGTAATATATAAATGTGGCGCAAGAATCCACTGGTTATGACTCTTCTTGCAATTGCTGTGCTTTGGGTCGCGTTCAAGTACGTTGTGCCAATGATGGAAGGATTCGCCAATCCTGATACGAAGGTAAATCCTAAGTGCCCGGAAGGATACAAGCAGTGCCCTTCAGGCGACTGTATTTCAAACTCCGATCCCCATCAGACTTGCCCGCGCGATACCGATGCCTATTAAAAACGAAAACAATTTTAGATAATTTCAGAAAGGTACTAAGACACCATGGATCGCGACGAGTTTAACAACATGATTCTTGCCGGGAGAATTACCAAGATCTGCTACGTGCAGTGCGGTAACCCGGAAGTTACAATTTACTTAGATACCATCCAAGATCAGCTGGTCGTGGATGATAACTCGAGTGTGCGAAAAGTGCCAAATACCATGGAGAACATGGATGAGATCGTCCGCTGGACGCTGAACATTCCCAATGAGAGCTGGCTCAATTTCAATCTGCGCGCCACAGTGATGGGTGTAGATGCAGAGATTGATCCGGAGTCGTACACTCAGTACGACAATTTGAAGAATATCGGCTATATGGGCGACTACATTTACGGAGACGTAATGATCCTGATGTAAAACGGAAACGTTTTTACTAAAAATCAATATTACACACAACACATCCGCCATGTCATACAAGACCGCGCTGATGACGATCCCTGAGATCAACTGGGGCGATGAGTGCCTCAACGCCGAGCCCCTGAAGAAGGCGCTCGGCATTTCAACGGCTGACAACCGCACCAACAAGGAGTTGGTTGCCAGCTTCAACAACGGCAAGCTCTACTGGGGCAAGCCCATAGTTATCGCTGAGGTGACTGGCGAGAACTACATGGCGACCATGCAGTACTGCTCGCAACAGATGGAGTCGCTCGCCAAGACGCGCGGTTCTGCCAAGAAGACTGTGTGGGACAACATGCAGACGAAGGGGTGGACTAAGCTCCGCGCCGAGGCGGCCAAGAGCTACCTCGAGACTGACCGCTGCCACTGCATGATGAAGCACATCGACGCACTCCAGTGGGAGATCGATGGTGCGTACTCGGTCGGCGACATGGCTGAATATCACCGGCTGATCGTCAAGATCGAGCCGCTCCGCAAGGAGATCGCCCGCATCGAGAAGTGGGCACGCGACCTCGAGAAGCTGGACTGAACTTTTACCGGGAGTTGGGCGGAAACGTCCACTCCCTTTTTACCACCCAGGTTCTTCCTTGTGCTCCGCCTGGCGCTCAAGGTACCGCGTCTTGACGTTCTGGGGTAAGAAGTGTTTGTTGAGCACGGCTTCAACAATAGCTGGATCGAACTGCTTGCACGAGAATACATCTAGGTACATATCGTTAGACTCTTCTACAAAATGGGCGGTGATATTTGACGTTTCAATAAGCTGAACAAGTGTGTATCCTTTCTTATTGCCTGTTCCAAACATTACGATCTGAGGCTTGCCGTAAGCGACCATATCGATGCGCTTGACAAGTGTATTTGTGAACTGTTCAATATTACGAGGGCATCTAATAGTTTCGGGAACGCATCTGGCAGCATCTACAATTAGATGATACCCCCAACGTCCAATCATTGATATGCTATTGATGAAGAAAATAATGTGAAAGCCATTACATTTACTTGCGATGGCGGCGAGTCTTGCGTAACTTGCGAGTCTTGCGTCCGGCTTTGCGTGCAGGAGTGGGTCCAAACGAGGCCTTGGCAGTATCCACTGACCCACTAGTACCCAATGTAGCAGGGGTCATTAACGGCTTTACTCCGGTTGAAGTTAGCAGACCTCCCCTGCGTATACGGCGAGTGCGGTGACGTCCAGCAGCCTTACGACGAATAGTGGTTGGACCGCCGGTAAATACTGGTGCCGAAGAATCAGATTTTGCCGCAACTGTTTTGGCAGCAGAGGAAATTTGCTGAAACCTACTACTCGGAGGAACTCCTAACGGCTTAACGTCCATTTGAATTTTATCGCAGACAAAAGTATATCAAGATGATGTGGATGGCTCTGTACGCGGCTGCGCTCTTTTTCGTACTGACCCCTGGCGTTGTTCTATCCTTACCTCCGGGCGGATCACGCACGACGGTTGCCCTGACGCACGCCGGTGTGTTCGCTCTAGTATGGGCTTTTACCCACAAGCTGGTGTTGAAGTATGTCCATTAAACTAGACATATGGTCTTTCAGACCGACCGAATAAACTCCCACTTCAGGTAATCACAAATCTTCTGCCAAATGAAATCGTGAGCAATTAAACGGTCACGACTTTTGAGAAGCGGGAAATAAACCTTGTACTCATCTAGCTCTAAGAGTTCAAAGAACTTGTAGAGAATGTATGAATAGGATAAGAAATTGGTTCGGTCGTCGGGACAGTAAATCAAGAACGGGGCTTGAATTTCCTGGAACATTGCCCTTATCTTTTCTTCAATTTCAGGAGTAATTGTAGGGGGAGGGTTACCATTAAGTCTAGAAATGATATGAGTAGCGTGCTCATAGTACTTTGATCTATTCAATTTTTTTAGAATTTCGCGCATATCTTTCTCCGTCAATTCCGCCACATTTTGGATACGCCGCTTCTTGATTTCCAGCACAACTTCGTTCATGACTTCATTCGGAATAATCGTAGACTCCTTGGCCTGAAACTGGTTCAGGATTTCGTTCAGGTGATTGATTTTCTTATAAGCGTAATTATTCCGCTCCTTGGGAGGATCGCGGAAACTTGGCTGGTCGGAAACTACCAGCATATACTCTTCCGATCCGCAAGTAGGGCATACCAGGATACCTTCATCAGAAGATTCTTCGCGAGCGATATTACACTTCTCGCAATGTTCAGTTACGGCTTTACGTACTTCTGCCGGCTCGCCAGTATTCAGTTTCATCCGTGTGGCAAACTCGTCGAATAACTTCTTTTTGGAAGGAGCTACGGTTTCCGAAACAGTTTGCGTCAGGTATTTCACGAACGTGTTCTGATCGGCAGGAATACTCGTGTGCTGGATCTTTTCGCCAGAACCGTAGTACTTCAGCATAATATCTGCGTTCTTTAGGTAATAATCGGTTAAGGGATTTGTCTGTTCCAACCTCTCAGTCAAATCCCGTATTTCTTCCTGGAGTTTCGAGGCTTTCAGAATATCCGCTAAAAGAACCGACTTTTCCAAAACCATAAGTTCCTCCTCCATCTGCTTTAAATGAAGTCTCAAATCATCTCCGTTCGTGGTTTCGTCGCGTATCCCGGTCACTATAGACTGATGAACCGAATCTAGGGTACCGGATACAACGTCGGTCTTTTTGGACGTTGTGTCTCGCTGACGCTTAATGCGAAATATGTTGTCCATTATGCCATTCAATTTACTTTGCCTTAAATTCATTCATTTGCGAATAAGGATAATTGCGCACAGTGCGATTCCGGCAATAATAGTTGGAACTAGCGTTTCATTTGAAAATTCTTCAACGGCGGGAGTCTGCGGGCATTTAGAAGGGTCTGCTACCTTACATAACGCTGGATCAAAATCGGGAGATAGATCTGGACTTAAGAAGTTATATTCTCCTCCGGACGTTACCGGACACTGGTAACACTTGCAAGAAGGGGATGATTCGGCCATCATAGAATTCATTAAGTACAAAGGATTCAGTCCTCCAATATCTGAAATCACTCCGGGAATTAATCCTGAACTAACGTTGTTAATATAGTTGAAGCGAGACTGCAGCGATCCATCAGGAGCTGTACACGTTCCACCAGTATTGACGTAATACTGATTACCCAAAGGAGTTCCATACGTCATTGTTCCGACGTACGTACCCACCGCTCCTAAATTCGTACCTAGCTGACTGAACGTTCCATTAGAACTTACCCCTAACCCTCCCTCACCATCCGGTTTGGGAATGTTATCAGCATAGCTATACGATGGACCCATTAAATTAGTCTGGACATCGCCTGCACCACTGGAAATATCACTCCACAGCGAGTTCGCGCCGAGGTCCGCCATTGTGTTCTAATTGTGATTTTACTTGGCGCTTATATTCTGAATTAGTTAAAGCGCACGGACGCTGTTTCAGAATGGCCGTGGTCATGATATCAATTGGGTAACCGAACTTCTTACATACGAACATCAGAGCCAGAAATCCTGACCGGTTGATTCCACACTGGCAATGAACGTAAATATTGTGTGATCCGGGACTACGTAAAAAGGTATTCATTGTCTGTTCAAATTTTGGATACCATTTCAGAATGTTTTCGTCGGTACTATCCAGCGCTTCTATACATGCATAGTTGTTCTCATGCTTGGTCCTGAACCATACCGGACTATCTTTATCAAAAGCACAGTTTACGACATGAGTTATATTGTGAGCCCGGACGAAACCTGGATTCAGGTATATTCCGGGACCAAATAATATATTTGTATGAATTCTAGCAGGTGGATCTATGTGCCACCCTCGACTCATTACTTCTACTGTGTGCGAACATTTTAAACGAATTAGCGACGTCCACGAACCTTGCGTGTCTTTTTTGTCCCACGCCTACGACGCGTGCGCCTCTTTCCGCCGAACCCAAGCCCAGCCTTTAAGAGAGCTACTGGAACTCCTACGACTCCCTTTGCCACATTTAACGCACCGGTTCCTACCGCCCTAGCCGTTTTTCCGATGGTATTCCTCTTTTTTGCGCCCTGGCTCTCGAGAAATAAATAAATGGTCTCGTAATTTTTATTGGGGACATTAGCTTTAATCGATTCATCGTACAGTTTCTGAGCCATTCCACGCGCAGTTTTGCTGTCAAATATATGGGCAGTAGGAATCTCGGATACCGTCGGAGGTTTCTTGTAATCTATATGAATTTTAGTAGCATCGGCTTTATTAGCCGATACTAGTTTCAGTGTAAAAAAATGCTCAACCATTTTAGGGTTTCCACTTAAAACTGCTGATTGTAGAAACGACATGCCTTCACGGTATTCTTCGCCTGGTTTTTGTACATCGCGATAATTGATAAATTCACTTTCTAAAGTTTTGCCGTAGCTTTTAAGAAACTGCCAGTATTTTGTATTCGTAGAATCGTACTGCTTATCAAGTTCGGCCACGTTTCCAGCTACTACCGCATCGGCCATCCCATTCAAACGAGCCACTACATACGGATAATACTGTTTGAAGTTATCGTCCTCCATTATTTAATATCAATAAAAACGAATACGGTTTCGGCAAGTCTGGGAATATTACAAAATGCAGTACACTCAGGTGTTTCAGAACACCCATTTGCACTATGCAACGATAACCAAGCACGGCAAGGAGATTGCCAGTTCCCGTAATAGGGTCGGCTCTCGTTCCAAGGGGTGCGGCTACTCGAACCAAACGATACATGCAGAATGCGCAGTTGTGAAAAGTCTAGGCGACGTGTCACAACTTCGTGGTTGTACTCTGACGGTAGTTCGAATAAATAAACAGAGCGAGATCATGTATTCCAAACCTTGCGCTTCATGCGTCAAGTTTCTGGAGAAGTGTATCAAGAAGTACGGGCTACTCAAGGTTCTCTATGCTGGTTCAAATCAGGGAGGAGCCAAGTGTACCCACGACGTAAGCGATGGCGACAGCGACTCCAGCAAGGATAGCTGCCCCCATGTATGACGGAACACCTCCGGACGTGTACGTATTGGGAATATACTGCAGGATCAGAGAGCGGGGAGTCGATAAGGAAACTATCATCGCTGCTAAGAAGAAGCCGAAATAAGTAATCAAATTTT